TCCTGCGCTGCTGCGCCCGACGCTATGGTCCCGATTCCGGGGACCACATTGTCAAACTGAAAGACAACCGGAGCGCCGACGAACGTCATGCGCCAGACGCTCGCGGACTGAAGGATAACCCCGAATTCACCCCCGAATATCCGCAGCACCGGAGCCGTTTGCAGATCCTGAAAATCGGAAAGCGTTGATGCGCTGACCGTCCAGTCCGTTTCGTCGTTGAATGCCGACCAACGCACCCGCGACGGCACGTTGCCATCTGTGGTGTCGCTGGTATTCGCGGCAACAACGAAGTCTTTGATCGTCGTGATGTGTCGCGCCTTGAAGTCCGTGGTCAGATCGGAAAACGTGGTGCCGCCGAAGGCCAGTTGCTGCGGATGGTCACTGAAATTGACCGCCAGAACCTTGTTCTTCCAGGCGACGAACTCCCAACATTCCTCGCTCGCCGTTGAATACCCGTCCGCCTTGCTTCGGTCGGTCCAGACGTTATCAAGGTTTTCGTAAAGCTTCGCCGCGTCACCGGCATACTGCTTGACGTTCAGATCCTTGTCCCGCGCCTGAATTGCGCCGCGCGGGCGGGCGTCGAGAGCATCGGTAACAGTCTGCAAGGCCGGAACCGGAAGGTATCCAGATGCAAACGGGAACACGTTCGTCGCCGTGATGACGCCGGGGTTTCCGAGCGATGCCTGATCCGGCAACCACTCCCCAAACGGGATTCTCACGGCATACCCGGCGGCGGGGTCGCGATAAGCGGACCGGCGTGCCTGCCCTTGTTGGCCGAAGCGTTCACACCGTTTCGGCAGGTCTCATACATCGTGTTCCAGACCGGCAGGCGTTCATCGTGCATCAGAAACGGCGCAGCAGCCGCCAGCGCACCGTACAGGTAGCAGCCGGGCGAACGGGTCAGAAGGTCGTTTGATACGTTGCTGTCGGAAAGCGCCGTGAACTCTTTCCAGTAGATCATTTCGCCCGAATAGCTGCTGTCAGCGGCAACATCGAACTCGATCTGTGCATGGATGGTGAACCATTGCGGCTTGCCGGTAGATTCCTTGCGGATTTCATCCATGCGCGCCTGATTGACATAGGTCAGGTTCGTCAATGGCGTGGTCAGTATGCGAAGCGTCAGCGGTGCAAGGAACCCTTCAGGCAGGTCTTCATATCTTTGATCAATCGTGATCGCCGTGCGGGTGAGCATTTCCCGCATCCTGATTTCATCCTTGTGACGCGCTTCAGCGATGTCGATGAAGTCGTCAATGTGGGATGACAGGTCGCTTCGGTCCAGATGGTCCGCAATCGCGGTCTTCAGGTTGTCATAGGTATCAAGCGCCATTGGCCTGCAACTTCCTGTAATCGCCGCTTTCCAGGATCAGCTTCCATACCCGCTTGGCGCGGTCGGTCTTGTTCCCGACGATCTCGGCAAACGCTTCCTGCTTGGTGGTCCCCCACCATGCGGCGTTAACCTTGGCGAATTCTTCAATCAGGGTCGCCGGGACAGACCCCTTGTAGCGAATGTCCCGGCCCCTGTTTTCGGCCTGTTGCTTGACGTGGGCGAACACCGGTTCAACGTCCTGCACCGTCTGCACGGTGAAAGTATCGTTGCCGTTGTCGTCTGTCGTGAGCCACGTCTTTTCAACGCGACCCCCGATGTTTTCAGCGCCAAGCAGTTTCATCAGGTCGCAGCCAGCTCAAAGGTGATCATCGCCGTAACGGTGTTGGTTGATGCACCGTCCGTGATGACTTCCAGAGCGTCTGACGGCTGGAAGGTGTTGGTCGAACCGGCGGCGACTTCCGCCGTGTCGATGTCACCCGCTGCCGACCCGGACTGCGTGATGGTAAGCGCCGCGCCGGAAACAGCCGTGCCACCGATTTCAACGGTGATCGTGGCGTCTGCGGTCGCGATGGCACCATCAATGACGCTGTGCATCTTGACAATGCGGCCCCGGAAGCCCGGAACAACCCATGCAGACCCTGCGGTTGACACATCGTCAATTCGCACAGTGATGAACTTGTTCTGAAGCGGCGGGGCGGAAGGATAGGTAGCCATTTAGGGCCTCCATAGAAAAGGGGCGAAGCCGAAGCCCCGCCCCCGTTTCAGACTGTCACTCCGGATCAGGAGGTGGTCAGATCCGCCACAACACCGTTCGCGGCCTCATTACGGGCCTCAAGGGTGTATTCCGACAGAATCTGACGCGCATCCGAGTCGCCGGTCTTGGCGATGTCGAACGTCACGAACTCCCGGCCCGGCAGGTAGGCAAGCGCCCACATATCGGTTTCCAGAAGGTAGGCGTCCCGCTGAACCTGGAAGCGGTTCGGAACGACGTTCAACTGACCGAAATCAGTCTCGTAAACGTCGAACGCGGCGTGCAGCACGTTGTCTTCCGCCTTCACCATGACCGAGCGGCCCTGCGAGAAAGTGGACACGATCTGCTTGTTGAACGCACCGACCATCATCATATTCGGGTTTCCGCCCGAGTCATAGATGGCCTTGGCCACGGTCTTCACCTGATCCTCGGTGAACCCGCGTTCATTGCCATCGGTCGCGGCATTTGAACCGTCGCCGGTCGGGTCCGCGCCGGAACCCCCACCACGGGAGGTGTTGGTCGCCAGCCATGTCGGCAGGCCAGCCAGTTCCGCCGCCGTGGTGTCGTTGCCGGTCACCTTGGCGTTGTTCAGAAGCAGCGACGTTTCCATGTCACGCTTCAGTTCCTTGCCACGCTTCAGCACCTGATAATCCATCTCGTCCGCGCGGCCTGCGGTATCGACCGAACGGGCCGTGCCGGTGACGCGTGCGTCCTTCGTGGAAATCTGCGTGCGGTTGTTCAGGCGCGTGGTGGCCGAAGAAGTGTTCTGCGGCGCGTCATCGCCCTGGATCGCCTTGTTCTGCGTGGCGGAGGCAAGCGAATCCGTCTGCCATTCATGCAGGGTATTCGTCGCCGAAGTGCGCGGGATGGATGACATGAACGGACATTCCACGGGGGAGATGTCATAGATCACATCGGTGAGGTCTTCACGGATGCCGACCATATCATAGGTCGAATGCGTGCCTGTGGGTTGTGCCATTAGTTTGGCCTCCGACTCTTGAGGAGTGCAAACGCGTCATCAAGCTTGCCTGACTTCTGTAGGCGGGCCTTCAGTGCGGCTTGCTGTTCCCTCGATTTCTGTTCCTGCGGCTTCGGAGCGCCCGGCTTCACAACCTTCGGCACCTTGGCCACCTTCTTGCGGGCGGCGTTGCTGTTTGCCTTCATCTCGTCAAACATCTTCGCCTTGCGTGCCATGACGATGAGCCTGTGGTCGGAGGCCGCCGATACATCGTCACGCGAAAAGCCCTGCCCGATAAGGTAGTCGGACAATTCGGCCTTTTCAGCGTCGGCTTTGCCGGAATCCCGCCATTCCGGAATAGCTTCAAGCAGCATCTGGTGCTGCTGTTGCAGGTACTCAGCCTGCTGTTGCTGGGTCTGTGCAGACCCTTCCTGAACCGCCTGTTGATATTCGGCGGCTGCATCTCGTTTCAGTTGTTCAATCGCGGCCTTGCGGTCGTCATATTCCCGACGCTTCGCCGCAAACTCTGCCGGGTCGTTCTCCCGCAAATCCTTCCAGTCAACCGACTGTTCATCCGCCAGAAGCGCCTTGTCGATGCCTTCGATCAGCTTGCCCGCGACGGCAAACTGCGCCTGTGCATTCTCGACAACCTTCTGGGCTTCGCCGACCATTTCCGTCGCCTTGGCCTTGGCCGTTTCAAGCCGCTTTTCGGCAGCGCCGTCCATCTGATAGTTCGCAACAAGATCGGCGAGCGGGGCCTCGGCGGATTGTCCATCAATCTTCACCGGCACCTTCAGGGTGTTCAGCCAGTCAATGTCAGTTTCCAGATGTTCCGCCAGTTCGGATAGCGTGGCGATCTCATCGTCTTCCTGCTCATCGGCCTGTCCATCGGCCTCGGCGGTGGCTTCCTCACCTTCGGGGTCGTCCACCTGCTCCTCGACAGGTTCCTCGACATGCTCCTCGGCGGGCGCTTCAGCGGGCAATTCTTCGGGTGCGGGTTCTTCAGGCTCCGCGACTTCGCCGACGAAGGAATGCCCGAAGGTTTCCTTCGCAAGCAGGGAAAGGGGTTTTGGTGTCTCTGCCGGTGTGGTTGCCGTCTCTGACATTATCGCCTCTTAATCAAGTTCAACCAGACCCTCGCGGGTCGCTTTTGCCACCGCTTCGCCATCCCTCTGGATGACGGTCAACCTGCGTCTGAAGTCGCCAAGAAGACGTTGCATGAGGTAGGCATTGTGGCGCACGTCATGCGCTTCGGCGGCGCTGTCCCGCCACGCCTGGACAAATTCCGCATCCATCTTGGCGAGGATCTCGTTCAGCAGTTCGTTGTTCGCAAGCGCCTCCGCCTGCGCGCCACGCTGCATGGCCTTGTTCAACCGGTCACTCATGCGACACTCCCCGGAACGTCAACGTCACGGTGCTGGAGGTCAAGTTCCGTCAGCTTTGTCGCGATCTTTTCCATCTCGACGGTGAAGCGGTTGTTTGTCTCTTCCTGCTTGCGTTGCAGGTCGATCATCTCGCGCTGGTGCTGGCGTTCCATCTTCTCACGGTCCAGCGCGGCGCGTTCCATATCGAGTTGCTGCTGACGTGCTTGAAGCTGTGCCTGCATCTGCATCAACTGCTGCTGTTCACCACCCGGCGGCGGGGCCGGTGCGTTGCCTGGATCGGTAAAGAACATTTCCGCAGACGGCAGATTGGCGTTCTTCACGATTTCAGCCGCCGTGTGGAAGATGTTTCGCGGCGTGACAGTCAGGTTCATCCCACCGTTCGCCGCCATATCGCGCTGCTTCTCCCAGATGGCGTTCAGATGCAGCAAATTTGCTTCTCTGGACCCTATTCCGAGGCCAATATTGACCGTCATGTTC